TTTCAGTTTTGGGTAAACCGTACCATTCCGCAAACCACCATCACGCTGTGGCCGACCCCAAGCGACCCCTTCGTTCAAATGACCGTTTGGTACTCGTCGCAAGTGGAAGACGTAGGCGCATTGAGCGGACAACTGGCTGTTCCAGATCGATGGCTTATGGCCATTCAAAACATGCTGGCTCACCAGATGAGCCAGACCCTACCTGCCATTCAACTGCAACGCATCCAATATTTGGAAGGCCAAGCTGAAAAGTATTTCCAAATGGCAGAGCAGGAAGAGCGCGACCGGTCTCCAATATATTTTTCGCCGAATATTTCTTGCTATACACGCTAATGATTGGATAAAATATGATTTCCAATCATTACTGTGTACAAGACATGAATTACCAAAAAGTCTATGACGATTTGATCGCCAAGTGCCAATCGCGTCAGTTAATTGATGGTTACAAAGAGCGCCACCACATCACTCCAAAGTCAATGGGTGGGTCAAACGATCAGTCAAATCTTGTTAATTTGACTGCCAGAGAACATTTCATTGCGCACTTTTTGCTGGCAAAGATTTATGGCGGCACTCAGTGGCATGCTATTAAACGCATGCGTGGCAACGATGGTTTCTATATCAACTCTCGTTTATATGAGGTTGCTCGCACAGAGATCGCCAAAGAAGTCAAGAAACGAATGGCAGGCATTCCAAAAACGGATGAGCAAAAAGCAAAAATGTCTGCGGCAGCCATGGGAAAGAAAAAATCTTCAGAGGCTGTAGAAAAAACTCGTCAAGCAAATTTAGGGCGAAAGCCGAATGAGGCGCAATTGGCAGCGCTTCATGCAAACAGACAATTAGCATGGACGCCAGAAGCGCAAGCAAAAAAATCTGCCAAAACCAAAGGCGTCCCTCGTCCATACGCCAAGAACTCCAAGCCACCATCAATTGATGCTTGCATTGCTGGAGGCAAAAAGGCAAAGGGACGAAAGCAAACGCCTGAGCAAATTGCAAAACGCGTCGCATCTCGTCGTGCAACGCTTGCAGCGCAAGGAAGGACTGTTTAATGCCTCGTTTTATCAACACCGAAGGCAATGCAGTCATCGCAATTTTTATTTGCGATCGTTGTAAGTTCAAACGACCGATCATTGAGCAGATGCCTGACCCCAACTTTCCGGGGTTGCGCGTGTGCCAACAGGGCTGTGCCGACGAAAAAGACCCATATCGCTTGCCTGCACGCAAGACTGAGCGCATCAACTTGGCCTATCCACGGCCTGACGTCAGCGTGGCGGTTGACCCAAGCGACATCACGACTGGGGGCGATAATGATTACATCATCAGCACCGAGCAAAACACCAACGATCCCGACAATGATGGCAACATCGACGTGATCCAACTGCAACCGTGATATGGCACAAGTAAAAATCACCGATTTACCCAATGCTCTTGCCCTCACGGGTTCTGAAGCAGTGCCGATTGTCCAAAATGGCGTCACCGTGCAAACAAGCACGGGGTCAATCGCATCTATCCCAAATCAGCAATACACCTTTTTGACGGCAACACAGCAATCGGGCTTGGCCAACTCGCGCTATTTGGCTGTGGGCAGTGGGTTGTCAATCACCGACAACGGTGCGCAAAACACTTTGGCCATCTCTTTGACTGGAACTGTGCCAAGTTTGAACACTGTGGGCAATGGTTTGATGGCTAAAACAGCCGCAAACACGCTCACAGCGCGTCAAATCACTGTCGGCAATGGGTTGGCAGTCACCAATGGCGATGGCGTCGCCGCGAACCCGCAAATCAATCTTGGCTCATACCTCACCAGCTTTCAATCAACGTCCAGCTCAACTGGCTTGCTCGGCGTAAGCGGCGGTTCGTTTACGTCAAGAGCAATTGCTGGCACAAGCGGCAACATTGGCGTGACCAATGGAGATGCTTCCACAGGCAATCCAACCATCAACTTAATTGCCACTGGCACATCAACAGGCACCTTTGGCTCGACAACTGCAATTCCAGTCGTCACGGTTGACGCCTATGGCCGCATCACGTCCATCAGCACCGCATCTGCCATCGCTGGCGGCACGGTGACTGAAATTGACACTGGAACTGGCCTCACAGGTGGGCCGATCACATCGTCTGGCACTATTTCTCTGGCAAACACAGCCGTGACCGCTGGGACGTATGGCTCGGCCACCCAAGTCGGCATTTTCACGGTCAACGCCCAAGGCCAACTGACTGCGGCCAGCAACACCACGGTGACGCCTGCATGGTCATCCATCACATCAACCCCAACAACAATTGCTGGATACGGCATCACCGATGCAGTTTCGCTGGCTGGGTCGCAAACGCTGACCAACAAAACGATTAGCGGCGCAAGCAACACACTGACCAACATTGGCAACGGTTCGCTCACCAATAGCACCATTACCATCAACGGCAATGTGACGTCGCTTGGTGGCTCTGTGAGCGTTGGCACGGTGACTTCAGTGGCCGGCACTGGCTCGGTCAATGGCATCACGCTTACTGGCTCGGTGACGGCAAGCGGCAGCCTAACCCTTGGCGGCACGTTGAGCGGGATTGGCAACAGCCAGTTGACCAATAGCTCAATCACCATCAATGGCAACTTGGTGTCGCTGGGCGGATCAACCACGGTGACTGCATCCACCACCAGCACGCTGACGATTGGCACAGGCCTGAGCGGAACAAGTTTCAATGGCTCCGCCCCCGTCACCATTGCAATTGCAAACACTGGCGTGAGTGCAGGCACATATGGAACCGCAACAACCATTCCATCCATCACGGTGAATGCGCAAGGTCAGATCACCTCCATCAGCACCAACCCGCTGAACTCGCCTGCCTATCAAGGCACATGGAACGCTTCCACCAACAGCCCCACGCTGACATCAAGCGTTGGCACAAACAACAATTACTACGTGGTGTCCACCGCTGGTACAACTACGTTGAACGGAATTTCTCTTTGGTCTGTGGGCGATTGGGCAATCTTCAATGGAACGACCAACGCTTGGGAGAAGATCAACGGCTCAAGCTCTGAGGCGTTCACGTCTTTGACCGTGACTGGCCTGACTGGCTATATGTACGCCAACGGCAGCAGCGCAGTGACGGCATCGACCACGATACCCACCACGGCATTAAGCGGCACAATCACCAATGCGCAACTGGCTAATTCAACAATTTCTGGCGTGGCGCTGGGTTCAAATTTGAACGCGCTAACGATTGGCACTGGATTGTCTGGCACGAGCTACAACGGTTCTGGCGCAGTGACGATTGCCATATCCAACACCACGGTGACGGCTGGCAGTTACACGAATGCGTCTTTGACCGTCAACGCGCAAGGACAGATCACAGCAGCTTCAAATGGCACAGCACCAGTGACGTCAATTGGCGTAAGCGCACCAATCACCTCGACTGGCGGCACAACGCCCACCATTGGCATCACGCAGGCCACAACAAGCACCAATGGATACCTCAGTAGCACTGACTGGAATACATTCAACAGCAAACAACCTGCGGGAACATACGTCACATCAATTTCCATTTCGTCAAGCAACGGTTTTGCTGGAACATCCAGCGGTGGCGCAACACCAGCATTGACGCTTTCCACAAGCGTCACAGGATTATTGTTTGGAAATGGGACAGCAATTGCGGCGGCAACAATAAGTGCCCCACTGTCGTATTCGGCTGGCACTTTGAGCATTACTCAAGCCACAACATCGACCAATGGCTACTTGAGCAGCACCGATTGGAACACCTTCAACGGCAAGCAACCTGCTGGCACTTACGTGACCTCAGTCAGCGGCACGGCGGCGCAGATCAGCAGCACAGGCGGCACAACACCCACACTGGCGCTAATCGCCACCGCCGTGACTGCGGGGTCGTATACCTACGGCAGCTTCACGGTAGACGCCTACGGTCGCTTGACTGCGGCATCCAGCGGAACAGCGCCCGTGACGTCAGTGAGTGGCACATCGGGTCAAATTTCAAGCAGCGGCGGCACGACACCAACTTTGGCCTTGATCACCACTGCGGTCACAGCGGGTTCATACACCAACGCAAACATCACCGTTGACGCCTATGGCCGACTGACTGCTGCATCAAGTGGCACATCCAGCGGCGTATCATCAATCAGTTTTGGTTCGACAGGCCTAACACCATCCACTGCGACCACTGGTGCGGTGACCGTGGCTGGCACGCTGGTGGTGGGCAACGGTGGTACTGGCGTGGCAACTTTGTCTGGCTTGGTCTATGGCAACGGCACATCGGCTTTCACCGCCGCAACTGCCGCACAAGTGGTGGCAGTAATTGGCACGACTGCGGTGACAAATGCAACAAACGCAACAAACGTGGCCGCCACAGCAGGCTCAGGCACGACAAATTACATTCATTTCAGTTCTTCAGCAACAGGTAACGTGGGGGTTAACACAAACACCGCACTCACCTACAATTACACCAATAACGCCCTGACAGCAGGAGTAAGCGGTGGCGGATTCTAAGGAAACATCATGGCACAAAGCGGGTATACTCCAATTTTAATTTATGCAAGCGGCACGGCCACCAACACGCCTTCTGCTGCAAACTTGACCAGCGGCTCGACAGGCGCAGAGTTGGCGATCAACTACACCGATGGCAAGTTGTTCTACAAGGACAACAGCGGTAACGTGCAGGTGATTGCAAGTAAAGCAACTACTGGAGGAACATTCCCCGCAGTTGTGGCCACTGAAACCATCACAGGTTCTCTAACGGCTGGCGCTTTCAGCTATGGCACATTGGGATACTCTGATGTCAACATCTTTGGATCGTTCACCTCCAGCGTCAACACCTACAACCAAATCATCCTGCAAAACACCAACAGCGGTACAGCGGCATCGACAGACTTCGTTGTGAGCAACAACAACGGTACCGCAACGACCTATTACGGTGACTTTGGCATGAACTCTTCGGGGTTCAGCGGCACAGGTGCTTTGGGAGCCGCAAACAACGTCTATGTAACATCGACCAGCGCCGACTTGGCAATCGGCACAACGACTTCAAACGCAATCCACTTTGTGATCAATGGCTCTGCAACAGACGCCATGACCATCAACACCAGTGGTGCTTTGGCTTTGAATGGTTTGTATGGAACATCTGGATACTTGCTTCAAACAGCAGGTTCAGGCGGCGCACCAACATGGGTTGCTCAATCAACAATTACTGCTGGAAACGTATCTGGAACTGTTTCAGTTGCCAACGGTGGATTAGGTATTACAACAACCCCTTCAAATGGGTATATTCCAATTGGAAATGGTACAAATTACGTTTCTGCGGCATTAACTGCTGGAGCGGGTGTTTCAATCACCAATGGATCGGGAAGCGTAACAATAGCGGCAACTGGCACAACCATTAATTCTCAAACATCTGCCTACACATTGGTAGCATCAGATGCCGGAAAGACAATTTCCATTACAACTGGTGGTGTGACAATTCCAAATTCAATAATGAGTGCTGGAAACATGGTCACAATTTACAATAATTCAGGATCAAATCAAACAATTACTCAAGGAAGCGGGCTTACATTGCAATGGACTGGTCAAAGTTCTTCAACTACTGGCAATAGAACTTTGGGTTTGTATGGTGTTTGTACAGTTTTGTTCATTACTTCTTCTTCTGCCATCATCAGTGGATCGGGGTTAACTTAATATGTCAATGCTTCAATTGCTTTTGGTTGAAGGAGGTTCAAACTCTTTCTCATTCAACATTGCTGGCGGTACAAACGTCAACTTGCGCACTGCTGCGGTTTCTGCTGGATGGAATCAATCCTCTGCGCTTGTTGCAACTGTGACTGCAAACGTAGGCTCAAGTTCTACAGGTACGGCTGCCATGACGATCAACGGATCGTTCCCTGGCGGTGTGAAAATGACCGTCAACTCGGGCGTCTACATCACAGGTCGAGGTGGTAATGGTGGCGGTGGTGGCGTAGCATCTTGCGGCGTTTTTCCTAGTGGAAGTCCCGGCGCTGGTGGTGGTTTGGCTTTAAGTGTTTCATCTGCTGTGACAATTACCAATAATGGTGTTATTGGTGGAGGCGGTGGCGCTGGCGGTGGTGGTGGCGCTTATAACAGCGCATGTGTTGGACCTGTAAACGGTAACGGCGGTGGTGGTGGTGGTGGTAATACTGCTGGTTCAGGTGGTTCAGGTAATTCGTCAGGAAACAGTGGTTCTTTAACGAGTGGTGGCGCATCTCGATTTACTCCCGGCGGAGGTCCCGGCTCAAATGGAACAGCAGGAGCTGCTTATGGTCCTGCTTCCGGCGGTGGAGGAGGTGGTCTTGGTGGGTCTGGGGGTGCTGGCGCTGCTGGAACTTGTAATTCAGGCGGTTCTGGTGGTGGGGCAGGTGCTTGCACATCAGGCAATTCAAACATCACTTGGTCAACAACAGGAACACGCTACGGCGCATTGAACTAAGGAGTAAAACATGGCAACACTTGAAACAATTCAACACAAAATCATTAGCGTTGACACAACGCATGGAAGCATCCAAGTTAATTATTCAACAAGCATCGTCCCTGCTGGTTTGACATATCAAGTTGATTTGACTTTGGATCAAAACGGCAACATGCCCAGCGGGCAAGCATTAACAGAACTTATTAATCAATATGCCCCAATTGGACAGTTGACTGATGCTGAAAACGTAGTCGCATTTTTGGCAACTCGACAACAAGAATTTGCAGGGAAAGATTTCAGCGCAATTCAAGCAATGGTTCAAACACCTTCTTCATCACAACCAATTTCTAACGGTGCTCAAACTTTATGACGACCGCAGTCGTTCCAGCTCATAGCGTGACATATGACGGTGCTACAGTTAACGTCTATCATGCCAATAAAGGCGAGGGCTTGCCCCGCCATGAGCACGTCTTCGCCCATTTGACCATGTGCCACGCAGGGTCTGTGATTGTGCGCAAAGAAGGTCGTGAGTTGGTGATGACCAAAGACACACAGCCCGTAAATCTGGTTGCTGGTGAATGGCATGAAATTGAAGCGCTTGAAGACGGAACGGTGTTTGTCAACGTCTTTGCGGAAGGCAAGTATTAAAGGGGTCAACCCGCCACCCCAACATGGCGGGACTAGGAGAATGAAAATGGAAAAAGTAACTTTGTCAACACAATTGGTCAACGGCATCATGCAATATCTGGGCAACCGTCCTTATGTTGAAGTTGCCAACTTGATCACCGCACTGCAACAAGAAGCTCAAGCCAGCATCATGGCTTCTCAAACAATTGCAACAGTTGAGCCAGAAGCACCCGCAGCGGAGTAAGGCATGGCACCACCGAGACTAAGCTGGCCGTGCATGAGGCGATTTGCGCCGAACGCTACGCCCACATCAAGGGTTCGCTCAGTGATGGCGAGAAGCGCATGACAAAGATCGAATACCTCTTGTATGCGGTCATTGCTTGCGTGCTGCTTGGTCCAGGGGTGGCTGCTGCCATCATTCACAAGTTGTTTGGTGTCTAAGATGTGGAACCCATCTCAATGCTCATGGCGGCTGTCGCAGCAGTGCGGCAGATCAAAAAGGGCTGCGAGATGCTCCGAGAAGGCCGTGCTGAGATCGACGGATTTAAAAAGTCCATTGAGCAAGGCATTGGAGATGCCAAGGCAATCTTCAAAGAGGTCACGGGACTTTGGGGCTGGGTCAAAAGCCTATTTGGCGTCAAGCCTGCCCCAAAAGTTTCTGAAGTTGTTCAGTTGCCTCAGTCGGTTCAACCGACTAAAACACCAAAAAGAACACAAAAAGAACCTGAGCTGTCATACGAAGAGTTTCAGTTTAAGGTCATTGTTGATGTCAGCGAACAACTGGGTGTGTTCTTTGACATTCACCAAAAGCTCACCACGCAGTTTCATGACATGGAGTTGGACTCGCAAGACGTCTACGACCCCCATGCAAACCTTGCGACTCGTGCTGTGCAGCGTGTCACCGTGGGGTTACAGCTTGAGATACTGACCACCCAAATACGAGAAGCAATGGTGTATGCGCCCCCTGAGCTAAAGGACATATACACGAGGTTTCTTGAAGCGTACAACCAGATTGTCGATGAGCAGGAATTTGCCCGACTTGAACAACTCAGAAAGGCAAACGAATCAAGATGGCTACGCGAGGAAATGCGCAACTTTCAAATCGACTTGGCAATGGCTCTGGTCGCGGTGGCAACGGTGATCGTGATTCTGTGGACAATGCTGTTGGGCGTCGCCTCGCGGAGAGAAACTCTTCTTACTTCCTCGTCGGAATGGTCTTGTTCGCCGTGGTGTGCTTCATCCTTTTACCCATTGA